CTTCGGCGTGTTTGACTTAGGTTCAGCGGGTTGCGAGTGTTCAGTGTCTTGACCAAACCCAGCATGGTTGAGCGTTGCTCATCAGCAAACTTGTCGGCTTCAATTTGTTTGGCGCGAGATTCTGGCGTGACTTTGGGTACGCCTTCTGTAACTCCGGGCAGCTCTCTTGTAAGCTGACCTGATCCTGTTTGCTCAATTGGCTCTTTTAACTCTTTGCGGCGGTCGTTCAGTTCTGCCTGTAGTCTGCGGGCTACAAGAGTGTTGTCTGTCATGCGAGCAATTGCCAATTGCAACTGCAAATCTTTCAGCGTACCGCGCTTGGTTCCCAAACCTTCGTAGACTTGTCCGGGGGTTACCCGGCCTTGGTCACGAGGCAATGAATTAAAAAGCTGGTCAAGCAAAGGCTCTTCTGCTGGCGCTGGTTCTTCTTCGGGCAACGGCTCTTGCCGTACTTGGCTGAGTTCCGCCTTGTACTCTTCAGGTGTCAGCTTGGCAATGCGGTCTTTTTCTGCACGTTCTTGTGCATCAATTCTTTCGCGCTCGGCACGTTCCCATGCTTGCGCTTGGGCGGGGGTAGTTTCTCTGGCTGCACCCAACAGTTCTTGGTTGGTTTGTGCACCTGTTTGGGTCAGTAGCTGTTGTCCGCGAACTGCCGTTGCTTCTTTGGCTTGGGCCGCGACTCTAGCAGCGGCTTTGTCTTGTGCCTCAAGTGCGCTCAGTATTGCGTTTTTAACTTTGTAGTTGGTGCTGGTGTTGAGCCCGGGGATGGGCTGCTCAGAAAGTGCAAGTTGCCGCGCCATCGCGGGGTCAACCATCAAATAATTTACATACGTACCGGTCTCCGCATAGGGTTCACGGTCTTTGGCCAATGCAAGCTGTTGAATGGCGTAGCTTTCGGTCTCGGAAACAGGCATTTCGCCAACCGGTATGGGCATACCCTTTACAGGTTTGCTTGCTTTGACCGTTTGTGCCAGCTCTTCCATGTACTCTTGGGGAGACATTCCCGCAATACGTTCGCGCTCAGCTTGGTCAGCCTCTCGTTGCTGGGCCAGTGTGTGGTACTTCTCAAGGTAGGCTTGTTGGTCTTTGGCCAACTGCTTGTCCATTGCCGCCCGCTTCTTGGGAGAAAGCGCTTCTTTAAGCAGTTCAGCCTCGGGCATACCCACAGCACTTTCTGGTGTCGGTACTTCACGCAAGGTAGGTTCCGGGATGGCAGCGGCTTCGGAAGCGGGCTGTTGGTCTTGCTGTAAAGCTGTTCCGGCACCTCTGCGCCCTAACGCTAAATCCAACAAACCCTGCGCTAATGCGCCAACTGCGCCGCCGTAAGCGGCGGATTCTCCAACTTGCTCAATAATTTCTTGCTCAGGCTTGTATATACCTTTGGTAATGATGTTTTGTGCGGCTTGTGCTGCGGCTTCTTGTGCGGCTTCCTCACCGCCTGCCATCAACGCACGTTTTATGTACGACGTAGCGCCATCAAGTACCGGTTCTCCAAGACGTTTCAGAATACGTGTGGGAGCAAACATTTCCGATGCACCGACCACAGCACCCAGTGCAGTAGCGGCGGTTTGTTCTCCTGCTGTAGCTCCTTCAGCAGCGGATTTTTCTACCTGCGTACCCGCGCCAGCGCCAATACCAAGGCCGTAGCCTGCAACACGCCCCGCCATACCAAACGGGCCGGTAGCAAGGAAAGGGATTATTGAACCCGTAGCTTCACCAAACTTACGCCCCACCGTGTCTTCGTACCCCGGAGCAGCGGCAAACGGATCTTTAGCTGTGGCAGCTGTTTCTTTAATGTATTGTTGTGCGGCTCGCTCTTGTTCTTCAGGAAGAAGCGCGGATATACCTGTGCCAGCTTGTTCAACTAAACCAATGCCGCCGGGAATTAAGCCTTTGAAAAATTCTTTAACTTGCCCACCAGCAGTTGGCCCGGCTGTTTCTTCTTTAGGCGCTGGTGGTTGAAACGCTTCGGGGTATTCGCGTATTGCACGCAACCAAGTCTCTTCGGGCGTTTCGCCCTCCCTGATAGTTACCGATGTGCCGTCTGGTAATGGGAGACTTTTTGCCATAGCTTTTACTTTTAAAAGTTGAGAAACCTTGGCGGGACTTTGCGCCAAGGTGTTTTGATTATGCCATTAACTGCGTGTGCCTTCAAAGTCTTGTACTTGTGGAACAGCCCCACCCAACGCTTTGTTACGCAATACGTTGTACAGCACAGGGTCGGTTTCTTTAAGCAGTATTCCAGCGTCTTTCAAAAACGCCAACGCCTCTTGTGCACTTGCTTTTGGATCGGCCTTTGCTTGCGCAATTTGTCTGAGCAACGCCATGTTCTTGGGGTCTCGCGCCCACTCCAGTGTTTGAATTTCGGCAGACGGCTTGTTGTAGTGCTTGCCCATTGCTTCGCGGTACGCGGCTTCGGACTTGGCTTTTTCTTCGGCTTGTTGCATGCCCAGCGTAGCAATACCGGCTTTGCCAACGTTGGTCATAAAGTGGGGCGAATCGCCAGCCATCAGGTTTAAGCCCATCTTCAACAGCAAACTGTTCACATCAACGCCGCCTTGCTGAGATTCTGCTTTTGGCAACAAGTCTTCCAAACCTGCGGCTTGCTCGGGTGCGGGTGGTGGAGCAGGGTAGCGTTGAGCCAAGCGTGTTGCTTCGTCGGTGTACGCGCCAACAGGCGGTTCAGCCAAAGGTTCTGCAAACGCATAATCCGGAATACCCCCCACTTTATCTACGGCTTGCATGGTTGATAAACCTTGCGCAGTACCGGTCATCTTGGCTTGGTTCAACCGAGCAGCATCTTGCGCTAAGGCAATTTCTTTGGCTGTCTTGTCAGCAATATTAGCAGTCTTAGTAGCGGCTTCAATAGATTGGCCCGCCCCTGTTGCAGCTTTACGGTCGGCTTCCAACTGCGCCATGCGACGGGCATTTTCAGCAGCAGCGCGAGTAGCGGCTGACGCTTCATCCAACCCTTCAAGTCCGGGTTTGGCGAAGAACGGTATGCGAGGAGCTTCAACAATTTTTTTGGTGAGATCGCTAGTTGTCAACAATTTTGCTTGCTCAGCCTTTTGAAGCATCTCTGCCGTAGGCTCAAGCCCTTTGGATATGGCAGACCCTGCTTTACCCACTTTTGCAGCACCAGCAACAGGTGCCGTCCACCCGCCAAGGGCGTTTAGTGTGTTAGAAAAGTTGCGTTGAAACTCTTGGGGGATGCCCGCCTTGTCAGCCAAACTGCCAAAGTAAGTATTGGTGTCTTTGTACTCAGGCGCTTTACGTGACTCGCCGGGGATTTGACTAAAAAGTGCTTCTTGGCTATCTTGTGCAACAGGAGGTGGTGCCGAACCAGTGACGAAATTTTCTACGTCTTGCATTTGTTTTTTGAACAGTGCATCTGCTTGAGCTTGGGTTCTTCCGCCAGAGGGGGCAGCATATGCAGGATCGTTCGCCCTGTTCAACGCGGAAATACCTTGATCTTGTGCCGCAGCAGGGGCGGCTTGTGCTGTGCCAACTCCGGAAAGCATCATTGGCATACGCGCAGCAACTTGTTTTCCGTATTGAAGCGTTGTCTGACCTTTATCTTCAGCAGCCGCAACACCCTCCCCCTTTTGTGCTTTGGCAAAACCTCCGGGCCCCCCGTAGTAATAAGCGCCTGCCAACACAGGATCGCCGCCAGACTTACTCCAACCTGCGGACGCATAACGAATCCCCGCGCGCATATTTTCAAAAGGATCGGCTCGGTTTTTCAACGCATCGCCTTTTGAAGACACATCTATCCAAGCGCGTTTAGTGACTTGCATTGGCCCCATTGCGCCTGACTTGTCTCGGGTGGGGGCATTCAAAGCTTGCTCGGACTCTTGTGCATGGATTGACTTTAAGAACGCCCGTTGTTTGGGGTCTGTAATACCCTCGGCATCAAGCGCCTTTTCAAACATTTCGGGGCCGCCCTCAAACTCGTATCCTTTTAGTTCTTTATATTTCTTTTTAATTTTTGTAAGTGTGCCGTCTGCATAACCGGGCACTTCTCCGCCGCCAGCGTATCCGACGATACCGCCTTCGGCAAAATCCATGTTGGCCACTGGGAGCGTAGCAATACCTTGATCTTCAGGCAGCACATAGCCGCCTTCGGCCATGCCTTGGGGAGGCATTGGCCCTTGCGCCATCTGTTGTGGCGGCATACCTTGTGGAGGCATACCTTGTGGAGGCATACCTTGTGGAGGCATCGGTGCCTGACCTTGAGGAACTTGAGGCGGCATGGGCGGCTGTGGGGGTTGGCCGATGCTTTGCAGAATCTGTTGAGAAATAGGCGGCTGTTGCTGTTGACCAGCCATCAGGGCCATAGCTTCTTGTGCGTGCTTTTTCTTGTACTTGTCTGCTTCAGCAGCCAAGCCCAGCTTGATGGCGTCGTCTTGATTTGCAACTGCAAAAGCTTGCAATTGTTGCGAATTCATTTTCAACAGTTCTACGCGCAAAGCGTCAATGCTGCCTGCGCCAATACCTGAAGTTCGTGGGCTGGATGTCATCATTTCTCTTATCCCATCTTTGAAAGTACAAGCGCCGACAGGCCGGACGGGCCACGTCGCTCTTCTCTAATCTCACCACCCTCGGCCTTGGCTGTTGGCGTACCAAACAGATTGTTCAAGCTGTACCCAGTCAAGCCAGTACCGGCCACCTGCGACAAAAAGTTAGGAGGGGCCGAGTAAACAGACTGAGTTCCCTGCTGAAGTGGCACACCGCGCAAAATGTTGGACATGTACGAGGCTTGCTGGTACGGGAACTGTTGCTGGGTCAAGAAGTCCTGATACTGCTGGTTCAGAATGTTCTGGATTTGCTGCTGTTGCTGACCGCCAAACTGAGCCTGCGCGTTGAGGTTGCTGACGTTTTGACCGTACAGATTCTGACCAACGGTGCCCAAATTGCTGTAGCCCTGCATCCCTGCTTGCAAACCTTGCAGACCCAAACCTGCACCATATTGCTTGGACTGCTCTTGCAACTGCTGCATTTGCTGATTGGTCATTTGATTGGCCAACTGCGCTTGCAGGTTCTGACCAGAACCCAAGGACTGGACGCCCAGCTTTGATTGCAGGTTTTGGTTGCCTACGTTGTATTCCATTTGCTGGTTTGCCAAGGCCGCTTGCATTGCCTGTTGCGCATTCATGCCGCTGGCTTGCAACTGGTTGGCCCTGTTCTGCACGTTGGCTTGTTGCTGAGCATTCAGGTTTTGCATACCTACAGTCAGACCGGCTTGCTGATTGGCTTGCTGTGCTGCTAGTTGCCGTGCTTGGTCAGACGTAAACATCTGAGCCGCTTGGCTGTACGCTTCTTGGCTACCCTTGGACTGGATATCCGACATTTGCTGAGACAGGTTGCGCTGGGCTTCTGCGTTCTCAATGGCTGATCGAGACCCACCAAAAGCACCGGCCTGTGCTTGGCGAGCGCCGCGTTGTGTGCCTGCAATGTCGGCTTGGCGCTGTGCTTCCCGCTTGCCAATATCTACAACCGCCTGCTGGTAGGGCGACATGTACTGATCAACAGCGCCGGGAGCGGTAAAGTTCTGTGTGCCAACTTGTTGGGCTGGCCCCATCTGGGCGGCGTTGATATTCCCAACGGAAATCTTTTGTGCTGCCACATCGGCAGGCTCCGCCATCTGGAAGTTTTGCAAGGTTGGCGCAGCAACTTTTGTGTAGTTGAAGCTTGATGGGTCGTAGTCGTATCGACCAGCTTGCCCAGCTAAATTCTGAAGACCCGCAGCAGAGCTTGTAGAGTATGGGTTGTAGCCCAAATTTTGTGCAGCAGCGTACGCTTGCTTTTGCAAGTCTGTAAATTGCGCGGTTCTTTGGCCTGGGTAGGGGGTGTAAGCTTTAAAGCCTGTCGGTGTTGGCTGAGCGCCCGCAGTACCAGCAGCAACAATTTTGCCCTTTGCGTCGCGGTAAACCATCTGCCCTTTAGAGTCTACCTCGTAGTTGTAAAGAGACCCACCAACCATGCCTAGCATTTGCTCGACATATGGCCGAGCGTAGTCAGGAATGGTCGTCGTATTTTGTATGACTTGTGTTGGTTCTGCCATGTCTATTCCTTAAGCTGGAAGGTACTTGTCTGCGCGGCTGTTCTTGGCCACATTGCCTTTGCCAACGGTTTTGCCACGGGCAGCTTGGATTCGATCCATCATCTTGTACAGCTTGCGTGCGCCTGCTTCGGTTGATCCATTGCCAATCTCAGAGACGATGCGGGCTGGAACAACAAACTCGCCATCAGCCAAACGAGCAGGCTGACTTTCGCCAATAGTAGCGGGGATGGAATCAGACACGCCGTCACCGGGGCCTTTGAGCAGTCGACCACCATCAGAGTAGCCACCCAAATCAGACAAACCGCCTGTGTTCATGGACATGGCCATGCCGCCAGCGGCCAAGCTGGTGTTCTTTTTGGCAAAAGCAATCATGCCCTGCAAAAGTTTGTGCGCCTTTTCAAAATTGTTCTTTTTAATAGCCGCATAGGCAGGGCGAACAAAGTCTATGTATAGCTTGTGTGAAAGCTGTGCGCCTTTGGGGTTTTCTTCCAGCTCGCGCATAATTTGAGGAGAGTGCTTGTGATACCACTCAATCTCTTTGGAGCCTTCTGGGTGCTTTGCCATGTAGGCGTCGCGAAAATTAGCAAGGGTGTTCATTAGGTCATCGTCGTATTTATGACCCATATGTTTGACTGCGGCTACGCCAACAAAGCCGCCTTCTGCGTACGCATTTCTTGTAGTTGCCATTACACAACCTCCCCATTTTCACGGATAAATTTTGTGTCTGAGCCCAAAGTGTTGAACACCTTCATCCAGAATTTCTCAACTGGCTTGAACATCCAGCCAAACTTGTTCTCGCCGTAATAGTACTTGCCATACGACACCAATGGGTCGGCAAAGGTTTTGGCAACCATGAACTTGAACAATTTGGATTCGCGCATTAGCGGGACAAAGACTTCAGCCAACTTGTAATAGCCACGGCGGTTCATGTCTGTCATCTTCTCATCGCGGTATTTGCGCACCACGGAGTCCATAGTGCCATCACCATAACGAGCTTCCAGCATGATGAAGCAACAGCTACCGGAACCGCCACCTCCGCCACCTCCCGTACCCCCCACTCCAGCAGTCCCGCCGGGGCCCGTAACTCCAAAACCGCCGCCACTACTTACGCCAAGACCGGGAGCGCCGGGAGCGCCACCAGTAGTTCCACCACCAGTAGTTCCACCACCAGTAGTTCCACCACCAGTAGTTCCACCACCCGGCACTGCGTAGCCACCACCACTGTTTACGCCAAGAGCAGGAGCGCCCGGCGTACCTCCAGTAGTTTTACCACCAGTAGTTCCTGTAGCCGCAGCCGCTTGTCCGCCCATAGCTGAACTTACGGCATTACCGGGAGTAGTTGAGGCAACGCCGGGGCCGCTAATACCAGACAAGCCCGCAAGGCCAGAAGTCGTCACCCCTGTATCGCCCGGCGTTGGTACGCCCTCAACTTGAGTAACGTTAGGCGAATCGTTAAAAGTTAGGCTGTCAGATATAGGCGCAGGCTCTCCTTGACGAGGGCCGTCCGTTTTGTATGCAATATAACCCAGCGTATTTGTAATAGCATCGCCCATTTTGCTCAACGCCAACGACGGCACTGCCAATGGGGTTACCTTCCCTCCGCCATCAACCAGAGCGGTGGGTAGCGCACTAGTGCCGGGGGTTTGATTGCCTTGGTTGCTGCTGTATCCACCGCCTGTAGGAGCCTTCACAACAGAAGTGGTTTTATCCTCAATATCTGTTGCATCAGTAGTATCTAACCGCGCAGGAATCCATTTTGTCGTGCCTGTTGCCGTGTCAAACTCGTAATGGCCCTCGTATGACGGAGCCTTGGTAGTTGTTTGTGTAGGCGTGGCGGGGGTCTTGCCCATTAGAAAGTCGTAGGCATCTTGAGATGTCATGCCGCCATCAGCAAAGGCTACAGCCCCACCCTTGGCCAAAGCAACAAGCCCGCCATTGGCTGCTTTATACGGTGTACCGGGTGACCACTCTGTATCAAACCAGTTCTGTTCTCTAGAACCAATATTAGCTTCTGGTTGGCGAACTGTGCGCCGCATTTGGTATGGCCGGATGTAGCTTGGGCTTTGCACAGGAAGAGGCGTCTTAGTTTGCACCGCCATGTCGGCCAAGATGGGGCTCATGGCCATACCGATCTTGCCGTAGTTGTTCTTGAAGAAGTCCATTGGCGCATCCGCCGCCGCTCTGGCACCAGCAGTTAAGCTGCCCATTGGAGAAATAGCTTCCATAGCAGGAGCTGAATTCCGAGCCAGCAAAATATCCCGTGCGCTTGAATCTGCGCCAAGGGTGGCGGCAGTTGAAGCATTTTCAGCACCGAGCGTCTGCGCGGCAAGGGAAGCACCCGTGTCCATAAAACCAGCGGTCAAACCAGCACCGCCGTAGGCACCCAGACCAGCCATCAGGCCTTTTTCCAAACTGCCAGTACGAGCTGCTTGCAAACCGCCAATACCCAACCCAATCATTGCTGGATTGATTGTGCCGCCTGAGAAATACGAGATGCCCGCGCCAATCAAGGTGGGCAACAACTTGTCCAAAACGCCCGCTTCGGGCAGTCCAGTTTCTGGGTTAATGGTCAGTTGATGACCATGCGCCATAGCCAAATCACTAAGGCTTTTTAATTCACGCGGCGACATGTGAACAAGGCTTGTGTCGGGGCCACGGCCTTGGTCAGAAAGATGTTGAGCGGCAAGCTGTAGACTCATATTTGCCTCGTATGCGGGGGGTTATGGGATGGTATCATATGGAAGTCTTTATGCGAAGCATTTGGCTTGTTGCTTGCACACCGTCTTGCGTGTCTCTATAAACATCCCCAAGCCTTAAATCAGGCAAGTCCGCCTCAGTCGGCAGCGTATCAAGGTTTAAATTAAGCGTTGCCCCGCCCATATCACCGGGATTGTTTAACTGGTTAAAGTACAGACGCAAAATGTTGTTTAGTTGATCCTGATACCGGCGTTCGTACTCCGCTGGGGCCAGCGGCAAACTTGGTGGGGTTGCGTTTAGTTCAGCCATTAGAAAGTCACCTACGTCCATCCTGTCTGATGTCAATACGAGGGGCACCAAGTTGCCATTGCACACCCAAAGCGCTTGACGTTATCTGCATCTGCATCTGACGACCCCGTATACGAATGTACAACTGCCCCGTGAACTCGTCTACGTTGATGACGGAAGGCGCTGGGCCGGTGTGTGTCACAGCCGCATTACCGGTTTGATTAACGCCGGAGCCTGAGTTGTTCAGCCCTTGCAGGTACATGGTCACGGCTGGTGTAGTGCCTCCAGTGGAGCCTCGGAAAGTCATGTCTGGGAGCATGCGGTAGACGAAAGCAAAGTTGTGCCCATCACCAATGTCAAACTGTGCGGATGTGATCGAGGCCGCAATTGGCAGGGTAGTACCCGTCTCGTTGTCGTCTACGCCTGACTCTTGATTAACGATGTTGTAGCTGTATGTCGCAGCAATCGGGTTATCCCGCAAGCCGGTATCCAGCCAAGCAGTGCGCCCCATCGTGCCGTACATCCAAATGTCTTCGGCGTAGTTGTAGATGACGTACTTGTCCACAGTGTTTGAACTGGAGGAGCAGTAGAAGAACCAGACCTCGTTGAAGCCTTCGTTTGTGCTGGCAAACACTTGGTCAAACTGAAGCTGGTTGATGTCGCTGTAAATGTACTGACGCAGGTCACAGCGCAGGGTTTCCACACGGCCATCGTACTTGTAGAACTTGTCCACACCCATCCAGTAAATAACGCCGGAGGCCGTTGCTGCGGCATTTGGGCTGGAGATTGATATATTGTCTGCAAGCAACTGGGTGCCCCATACATAAGGTGGGCCAAGGTATTGGAGCGAATACAGGGATGAATCCGTCCAGACCACAATCTCTTGGCGGCTTTGCAGTGTGGTGACAATTCTTGAGCCGTGAGAAAGACGAGCGCTACCGGCTTGGTTGGTGATTGCCGGGTACCAAGTGGTCAAAGATTCTTGGTCTGACCAGCGGATGAGCATTGGATCAAGCGTAGTGCTGTCGTAGTCATTGGTGCCAAACACAAGAACAAACCTGCTGGCATCTGAGACGGTGAACGTGTTCTGGTACAGGGGCGTGTAGCCGTCTGCGCCTGACAAGCTGCTCAATGGAACGCCGCGCACAGACAGCCGATGTGTCCCAGACTGGGAACCAGACGTGTTGACCATTGTCAGAGCTGACATGGTAGAAGACGCAACTGCCGCGCCAGCACTCACAGAATAAGTGCCTGTGCCACCGGTGCCCGTGCCTGTAAGCGACAAAATTCCCAGATTTGTAGTCAACCCACCGCCGTAGAACACGGTCATACCGGCCACCAATATGCCGTCAACAGCCGTCACGTCCAGCGTGTTTGTGCCTGAACCGCTGCATGATGCGGTCATTGTTCTGGTTACTGGGCTTGCCGTGGTCGTCAAGTAGAACGTGGTGGCGGTCAGGTAGCTGGTGTAGTACAGGGTTCCAACGGTCAAACCTGTTGGTAATGCGCCATCTGTCTCAAACATTATGGCGGTCTTGTTGGGCAGATTCAAAGATGTGCTGACCACAGCAGGCGTTGCAATTGTGATTGTGGCCGCTGGGGGTGTGTAGCCAATTGTGGCGTTCCAGTAGTACAGCTCATCGCCGCGAGGGCCGTAGATCAAGTCTTGGCCCCAGTTCGTTTGGCTCCAAATCCGAATGGCCTCAGTCGAAGATATGCCAATACCCCAAGGGCCGGAGCCCCAGAAACCAGCACCCCAGCCGCTTTGCGGGGAAGCCGTTGCCACACCGGTTTGTACTTGGTACACGGCATAGACTGTGCCGCCACCTGCGGCTGTTGTGGATGAGGCTTTTGCCGTGGCTGTGTGGATGCCTGTTTGGCCAGAACCAACCGTGCTGATGGCTGTGCCGCCAGAAGTCAGTGACAACTGGAAGGTGTACCCCGATGTGCTGACCACATAGTAAGAAGTGCCCGTTACAAACGGGTCAGGCAGCATCCCAGTCGTGGTGAGAGACACCCTGACGTCATTGGCCAACTTGTACTGGGCCGTAAATACGGCGGGGTTTGCGATGGATATGGCAACCGTTGAAGTCAGCGGAATTGTGTATGTGGTGCCGCTTGCCAGTGTGAGCTGGTATTCACCAAGGATAGTGATGCCGCCTGCTGCTGTGCCGCCTGTGAAAATTACAAAGTCGCCATCAGAAAAGCCACCAGCCGCATCGGTTACCGTGACAGTGGACGACCCGCTGGTTGTGGCAAACGGATTTGTCAGCGTATTCAGATCGCGCACAGGCGTGATGTCGTAATACGCACCGCCGTTCTCAATGTAGAACTTCAGGTTTGTGCCCACGCCCAGCAGGTTTTGGAAGCCAAGCGTCACCCAGTTCCACAAAGACCGGCACACGCCCAAGAACGTGGCCGAAGAGATACGCTCCCAGCCGCCAATCTTTTCAGGCGTGCCTTGGCGGAACCGCACCTTATCGGATTCATACCAACCACCCTCATTGGTGTACCTCGTGTTCTCACGATTTACACCGGGTTTCAGTAGAATTTTTTGTAATGGCATGGCGTCAGGCTACAAGTCCGGGGAGATACTGTGTTTTACCAGCTACCTTGGTCGCGGTCAATTCCTGCTTTTTCAAGTTATCTGGGTCGTATGACACATGAACCCAGCCGCTGTCAGGAATGCCGGGGGTGTAGAACTCCAGAATCAACTGGGTGTAGTCCAGATTATCCATGATCCACTGCGCCAAGTCAGCGTTTGCTACGCCGGGAATCTCAATATCGGCTGCTCGGCCAAGGCAATGGTCTGAGGACTTTGAGCCTCCGGTAGCTTGGTTGACGGCTGGAGCACGGAACCCTGAGTTCACCTTGACACCCTTGCCAAAGTGGTCACGCACAGGCTGGAGGACTTTCTCGCACAGCAAGCGCAGGTTCTCTGTCTCGGCTTCGCCGGGGGTGTTATCCAGATCATTGCGCAGGGCAGTCTCGGATTTGGTCAGTTCGTGGAGGGAGAAGTTAGCTGTCAATTGAGTCATTTCATTTTCCTCAAGGTTTCGTATTGGTCGATGCAGGCGTTGAGCTTGCGGATGGCTTGGTCTCCGTCGGTTGTGATTGCGATAAGAGCTTCAGCAACCGATCTGTCAAGTTCGGTTCTTGTTTCTCTGCTATCTCCGGAGGCAGCGGCGGCAGTACCGGCGCTTGGTACGGCGCACTCGGTTTTAACAGGGATGAACAACCGACGCTCACCAGAGGCAATATCAGCACGAAGCTTGTTCTCCTTAACTTTTGCAACATTGTTGGCCTTTCTCAAAGTCTGTGCATATGTCTGGGCAACCTCACCCATACGCTGTTCTGTTTCCCGTGCCTTGGCATTCAGGGCTGCAATTTCAAGCTGCTGGCGCTCGTACTCATTTTGTTCACCGCTAAAGTACCCAGCACCAAAACTGCCCAGAACCGCCAAAATGATGCCAAGTATGACGTATGGATTTAACAAGCTCATGGCTTTGGGGGCTCATCAGTGTCGTTGGCTTCGGCCTTAGCAGTTGCATTGGCAATGGCTTTGATACCTGATCGGCCAGCCACACCACCCAAAACGCCTGTGATGAACACCATGATGGTGCTGATCTGTTGGGTGTAGATCTTGTCGATAGGGGCCATGCCCGCCATTGGTTGGGTGACGTAGGTCACCGAGTACAGGAACGCCACCATAGCGCCAAGCAGAATGGTCACCAGAATGATGATGACAAAAGCCCAGACACGGACTTCAATCTCTTCAGCGGTCAGGCGGTTGTTTGTTTTGTAGGCAACAGTAGGCATCACTTTTTCTCCTGTTCAGGTTTGATAAGCTGTTCTGGGCAAGTGCCAGTGGCGGTACAGATTGGTGGCTTGCACTCGGCGTTATTCCAGTTGGTTGGGTCTTGGCATGTGTAGCGAAAACGGTCTTCGCACCCTGTCAAACACAGGGCCATCGCCAAAAGA